TTAGAGCTCGCAAAAGCAAAATTCAATTTTTTAGCAAAAACAGGAGGAACAAACAAATGAGAAAAAAGATTCTCGAAAAGCGCCTCGCAAGATTGCAGGCGAAGAGAAACACGCTCGTCACAAGAGCGAACGCATCCCAGAACGCCGAGGAGGTAAGAAGCCTCACGGAGCAGCTCGGGGATATTGACGCAGAAATCGCAGAGACACAGGAAGAGATCGACGCGGTCGACGCAGAAGAGCAGAGAGCAGCACAGCAGGCAGCTCAGCCCGTAGAATCCAGACAGCAGCCTCCCGCAGGCGCTCAGCTTGTAAACGGGGCCATCGTCGGAGCATTCGCAACACCCGCGCCCGCAAATCAGCAGAGAAGCAACGCCAATCCTTACGAAGGCATGGAATACCGCCAGGCGTTCAAAAGCTATGTACAGCGCGGAACACCGATCCCCGGAAACCTGATCGCGGAGATCGCCGCATACAGAGAGAGCCTGCCTGCAGATATGCGCGCCGGCGTTCCGATCACCACAGCAGACACAGCGCCCGCGATTCCGCTCACGATCATGAGAGAGGTAATCAACACCGTCCGGAAGAGATACGGCAATCTGTACGCGAAGGTTCAGAAGGTGAGCGTTCCCGGCGGCGTAGAATTCCCCGTCGGCGCTCTTCAGGCTTCCTTCAAGTGGATCACCGAAAGCACCGTTTCCCCTCGCCAGAAGCTCGACAAGCTCGGAAAGATCATGTTCAGCTATCATACCGGCGAGATCCGGATCGCGCAGAGCTTCCTGTCCCAGATCCTGACCATCGAAGCATTCGAGCAGAAGATCACGGAAGTGATCGCGATCGCATACGTCCAGGCAATGGACATTGCAATCGTAAACGGAACCGGAGACGGCCAGCCGCTCGGAATCCTGAACGATCCCAGAGTGCTCGCAACCGGTAACGTCGTAACCATGAGCGCCGCAGACATCAACAACTGGACCGCTTGGCGTAAGAAATTCTTCAGCAAGCTGTCCCTCGGCTACCGCGACGGAGAGTTTATCTTCCCGCTGGCAACCGTTGACGCATACCTGGAGACCATGGCCGACGCGAACAACAATCCGATCTTCCGGCAGGCAACCGGCCTGGAGGTAAACGACGGCGATGCAATGAACCCGAACGGCCGCTTCTTTGGCCGCGATATTTCGCTCGTTGAGCCGGATATTCTCACCGACTTCGACACCGCAAGCAGCGGCGATGTAATCGGCATCTTCTGGCAGCCTTTGGAGTACGCGCTGAACGAAAACTTCGGCTTCACCATGCGCCGGTATTTCGATGAGGAAACAAACGAGTGGGTCGACAAGGCGCTCGTCGTTGTCGATGGTAAGGTCCTGAATCCGATGGGCATCTGGCTGATTAAGAAGGCGTAAAGAGAAGGAGGAGCGGCAATGGATAATACAATCACAGCCCTGCAGAACCTTTACACAGCCCTCGGAGGAGACGCCGACACCGTGGCCGATCTGGTAACCATTCCGGACATGATCAACGCCATCGCGGCGCTGATCTCCGGAGGAGGAGCCGCCGAGCTTCCGGAAGTCGGAGCGGACGACAACGGGAAGGTCCTGACCGTCGTCGACGGAGCATGGGCAGCGGCAGATTTGCCTGCAGAATAAATTAAAATAGACACAGGAGGAACAAGAGATGATTAACACAGATAGAATCGTACCCGTCCAGAAAACAGACCTTCTGACGCTGTACGGAACCATTTTAACAATCGCCGGAACCAGCGTGACCGCAGCAGAGGCGACCGCCCCCGGAGTTTTCGAGATTGAAAGCGCAAGCGGAACGCTGATCGCAAACGAGCCCGTGGAGACCCTGGACTTTGCGTCCGGAGTAAGCAGCGCGACCGTTTATTTCGTACCCGCGTACAATTACAGCGGATTTACGATCAACGGAACCGCGGTGACCACATCCGGCGCTACAGTAATCCCGGACGGCTGCACGCTCTACACCGCGACCCTTTCCGGCGGAGCAATCACGATCGCAAAGGTCGGATTCTGAGACGCTCGGAAATCGCCCGAAAAAGACTTTTTCGTTTGTTGATTGATAAAATATATCTCTTTTGGCTTTCCGTGAAGTCTGACAGGCACACGGAGAGCCTGAGAGGTATTCTCGGAGGATAGACATGGCTGATGTGACAATGCTTGCAAAAGTTAAAAGCGCTCTCGGAATCGTCGGAGCATATCAGGACAGCACCATCTCGGAATACATTGACGAGGTCATGGCATTTCTGAACGATGCAGGCGTACCGTCTGGCAGAATCACGGCGGGGCTCGTAACGCGTGGCGTTGCGGATCTTTGGGATTACGGCAACGGGACCGGAAAGCTCTCCGAATATTTCATGCAGAGAGCAACACAGCTTTCATATAAGCGATAGGAGGAGCGATCATGGCAAGATATAAAGGCACTCCGAATTTCACGGTTGCGATGAAGCTCTTGAAACCGACATCAACCATGTCAAAAGGAACGCGGGTCGATGTTTTCCCGGATCCGGATACGCTGACTCCGTTTTTCGGGTCCTTCAAGACCTACGGAGGGAGTGAAAGCCTGTCGAATGATGTGCTTACCGTTTTCGACACGGCGATCATTGATACATGGTACGATGCGGAGATCACGACCGATTGTCAGATCCTGATCTGTGAGACCGGCAAGCGGTACAGAATCATCTCGGAGCCGGAAAATATTGACATGAGACACAAATTCATGCAGTTCAAGGTCCAGAGAGTCGGAGGAAAACCATAAATGGCAAAGAAAAACAAGCTGTCAATCGATTTCAAAGCATTCGCTGATCGTGCGGAGATCCTCGACAAGTTAGGCGGGAATCTGAAAGGAACCGTCGATCAGATCTTGACGGAATCAAAGGCTCTCGTTAATGACAGCCTGCACGCTGAAATGATCAAGCATCACCGGAGCGGCCACACTGAGGCGAGCATTCGAGATGATGCCCGCGTCGAGTGGGAAGGACTCAACGCCAGGATCAATGTCGGATTCGACATCGCAAACGGAGGTCTTCCGTCCATTTTCCTCATGTACGGAACGCCGAGAATGCAGAAAGATCAGCAGCTTTACAATGCCGTTTATGGATCGACAACGAAAAAGAAGATCAAAAAGCTTCAAACAGAAATGTTTGACGAAGCAATCAAAAAAGCAATGGGAGGATAAGTCATGGAGGACGCATTAATCTCGATTCTCGAGAAATTCAATGTCCCTGTTTACCGTCAAGGCTCCATGTCGAATGATGAAGCATACCCTGACACGTTTTTCACTTTCTGGAATAACGAATCACAGGATCACGCTCATTATGATAACGCGGACTATGGCACGGATTGGGATTTTGACGTCAATGTCTACTCGACAAATCCTCCTCTGACTTATAGCCTGCTCGAAGATGCAAGGGAGGCCCTCAAGGCTGAGGGGTGGATCGTTCCCTCACGTGGACACGACGTCGGATCCGACGAGCCGACACATACCGGGCGCGGAATGCAGGCTCTTTTTTTACAAACACCAAAACAGGAGGTAAAAGACAATGCCTGAAATTTATGAATATCGTGGTGTGCGTGGCCTTGTAGCGGCTCCTATCACCGAGGATTCAAGCGAAAACTTTACAACCGGAACGCCGATCAAAGTGGCCGGAGTAGCCGAGATCGGGAGAACCACCGCATCCAGCAGCGAAGCTCACTATTACGACAACATCCCTGCAGTCGTAATCAACTCCACCGGATCCGACACCGTAACCATTAACGCTTCCGCAATCCCGCTTGACGTACTGGCACAGATCACCGGCCAGATCTACGACGCGACGAAGGGAATGCTTGTCGAAGGAGAACGCACGCCTGGTTATTGGGCGATCGGCTACATCACAAAAACCACTTCCGGAACGGAGGTGTTCGTCTGGAGACTTAAGGGATCCTTTGCGATTCCCGACTCCACCAGCGCGACAGAAAACGCAGGAACCGACGCGAACGGCCAGACGCTGACTTACACCGGCGTCTCTACCGTGCACAAATTCACGGCGACCGGAAAGAGCGCAAAGGCGATCAATGTCGACACTTCCGTCAATACCACAGTTACGGAAACGGCATTCTTCGAAAGCGTACAGACGCCCGACACGTTGCAGTAAAGCTGTATCGGCGGCTGATTCACAACCGAAGAACAGGGAAACAATTAATCCTTTCCACCACCCGAGATCTTCGGGTGGTGGAAATTTGAAAAAAAGAAAAGGGGAAAACAAAATGAACAATGAAATCAAAGTGAATGTTTATGGCGACAAAGGGGAAGTCTTAAAGACTTACACCGCAAGCGCAATCAAGATCAGATTCGGAACCGTTCGCGCTCTGATGAAGGTCCTGAATATCGAAAAAGTGAACGAAACTGGTGAGCTTCTTTCGCAGATTTACTCTGCGTGGGAGCAGCTTGTAAAACTCCTCGGCGATTGCTTCCCGGAAATGACAGAGGAAGAGTGGGACAACGTGCCCGTTGCTGAGGTATATATGATCGTCATCGAGATCCTGAAAGCGTCTTTTGCGCAGATGAACTCGATCGGAGGATCTGAAAAAAACTGAACGGCGGAGTGGATGATGACACTCCGCTCGATGAAACATTATTTTTAATCATTTTTAATCTTTGCAAGATTTTCCCGGCGCTCGATCCGTTTGAGATCGAAGATAGACCTTTCGGGAGAGTGATCGAGCTCTACTCTGACACGATTAAGGCAAAGAAACGAGAGAACGCCGAAGCGGATCCGAATCGTGTGATTCGGAAAAAGGCGGGGGATGATTGGTTTTAAGGCGGTGAAGGAATGGCGAGACAAGAGGATAGCACGACAGTATTTAAGGCGGATATTTCTGATTTCAAAGCCGCAATGCAGGAAGCGGCTCGTCTGATCCGCTTGGCAAACTCCGAATTCAAGGCGGCGAGCGCCGGAATGGACGACTGGAGCTCGTCCTCTGATGGGCTTTCCGCAAAAATAAAGCAGTTAAACACAGTCCTCGATGCGCAGAAGAGACAGCTGAGCGTTTTAGAGACGGAATATCGCAAAGTCGCCTCTGAGCAGGGGGAGGATTCGAGAGCAGCGCAGGAGCTGCAGATCAGGATCAACAATCAGAGGGCAGCGATCAGCAACACGGAATCCCAGTTAAACAGCTACGAGCAGCAGCTGGACGATGTAACAAACTCGACGGACGAGGCAGCGGAATCGAGCGAAAAAGCCGCCAATGGCGGTTTTACAGTTCTGAAGGGAGTTCTTGCAAACCTTGCCACGGAAGCCATAAAAATGGTTATCAGCGGGCTCAAGGATCTAACGACTCAGGTCGTCAAGACAGGGACGGCGTTTGAATCGTCAATGGCGAAGGTCGCAGCACTATCCGGAGCCACAGGCGACGAACTGGAGCTGCTGACCGATACCGCTCGGAAATTCGGATCAACAACACAGTTCAGTGCGAGCGAAGCAGCGGACGCCCTCGGGTACATGGCGCTTGCAGGATGGGACGCTCAAAAATCTGCTTCCGAGTTAGGCGGCGTTCTTGATCTTGCGGCGGCATCCGGAATGGGACTGGCCGAGGCTTCTGACATGGTAACGGATTATTTGTCAGCCTTTTCCAATTCCGCCATGACCGCAACCGAATTCGCTGACAAGCTGGCATTTGCCCAGGCGAACAGCAACACCAGCGCGGCACAGCTTGGCGAAGCATACAAAAACTCCGCGGCAAACCTGAACGCAGCGGGGCAGGACGTCGAAACCGTAACGAGCCTGCTGGCCTCCATGGCAAACCAGGGCTTAAAAGGATCCGAAGCCGGAACAGCCCTTGCTGCCATAATGAGAGATATGACAGACAAAATGGACGAGGGCGCAATCCAGATCGGAGAGACCTCCGTCGCCGTCCAGGATGCAGAGGGAAACTTCCGGGACCTTACGGACATACTGGCTGACGTTCAGGAAGCCACCAAAGGCATGGGAGACGCGGAGAAAGCCGTGGCGCTTTCTTCGACGTTTACATCGAGATCGACCAAGGGGCTCAATCTGATTTTGAACGAAGGCGTGGAGAGCGCAGCCGCATTCGAGGAGGAGCTCCGGAATTGCGACGGAGCGGCGTCGGAGATGGCCAAAACCATGAACGACAATCTGGCCGGAGACGTAAAGTCGATGAATTCCGCATTTGAGGAGTTCCAGCTTACGCTCTATGACTCCGTAAACACTCCGCTCCGCGATGCGGTGAAATCGATCTCGAAAGAAATCCTTCCGGCGCTGACGGACCTCGTCAACGGCGTCGAAGGTGCTGATAAGGTTCTCGGAGAGTCAATCGGGAATCTCGTAACGAACACGCTGAACAACATCGTTTCGAACCTGCCTCAGTTTGTCCGGATCGGAATGCAGATCATCTCAACGCTTGCGATTGGAATTGTCAATGCGATTCCGGAGCTTGTGCGGTCCGCTCTGACTGTCGTGAAGGATCTTCTCGGAACTCTTGCGACGGCTCTCCCGGAACTGCTTTTAGGAATCGTCACCGCGATCCCTCAGATTGTCACAGCAATCCTCGGAGCAATACCGGAACTGATAGACGCCGTTTTTGCGGTTGTTTCATCTCTGATCGAAGCTTTGCCAGGAATCATCATCGAACTTGTGAAGATGATCCCTGAGATCATATCTGCACTCATTACGGCAATGAACGAATCACAGGCCGCATTGATTGAGGGTGCAACACTGCTCTTTAATTCCATTGTAACGGCTCTCGTTGCGCTTATGCCTGAATTGGTGGATGCGCTTCCGGAAGTAATCAACGGACTCATTGAGGCTCTGATCGGATATAATTCGGCGATCCTCGACGCTTCGATCACTCTTTTCGAAGCGATCATCGAAGCTATCCCGACGATCATTGACGCTCTGATGGCTGCAGAGCCTGAGATCATCATCGCTTTTGTGACGGCTCTCGTTGACAGTGCTCCCGAAATCCTCGATGCGGCCATTAAGGCATTCTGGGCGATCGTTGACGCGATTCCTCGGATCGTCAAAGCGCTCGTCGATAATGTACCGAAAATCGTGACCGCGTACATCAACGGGGTCAAGAACATCGCCGAAAGGTTCCGCCCGTATCTCGAGCAGGCCTGGAAAGCTTTCACGACCTGGCTTGCCAACATGATCAAGATTGCGAAAGAAAAAGCACCTGAGATCCTGGCGGCTATTGTAGAATTTATCAACAAGCTCCCGGAGCGGGTCGGGCATTTCCTCGGACTCGCAATCGGAAAAATGCACATCTTCGTCACAGACACAAAAGAGAAGGCAAAAGAGGCAGGAAAGGCTTTCCTTGACAATGTCCTTGATTTCTTCAAGTCGCTTCCCGAACGGATCGCAAAGCTTTTGCTCGAAGTAATCGAGAAGATGCCGGGATTTATCGAAAAACTCAAGACGAAAGGCTCGGAAGCATCGAAGACATTCTTTGACGCGGTCCTTAAAGAAATCAAGACGCTTCCTGATAACGTCTTCTCGATCGGAGAGAATGTCGTCCGGGGAATCTGGAACGGAATACAGAACACCACTGAATGGCTGAAACAGAAGATCAAAGAATTCACAAACGGATTCCTCGGAGGCTTCAAAGAGGGTCTCGGGATCAATTCTCCGTCCCGTGCAATGCGGGATCAGATCGGAACATTCCTTTTACCCGGAATGGTGGAAGGATTCAAGTCGAAAATGCCTGAAACGCTCTCCCAGATGAAAGCAAGCATGAAAAAGCTTGTTTCAGGGCTTGAGAACTCGATGCCTCTGATTGACATAGGGATCAATAAGGACGTGAGCATTCCGGGACTTGGAGGATCGGTTTCCTCGTCCGCTATAGCTGCCGGAGGAACGGGAAGAAACGGGACCATTAACAATGTGACCTTTAATCAATACAATACAAGCCCGAAGGCGCTCGACCGTGTATCGATCTACAGAGACACGAATTCGATGCTCTTCGCGGCGAAAGTGAGGATGGGAAATGTATGAATTGACGATCACCGGGGAAAGCGGAAAAACGCTGACCTTCAATGACATCGGCGGGCAATTCACAATCGTTGAGATCACGGGCCTCAATCCGCCGAAAGCAAACATCAACAAAAATAGTGTCTCGTTGATGCCAGGATCGAGATATAACTCCTCAAAGATCCTTGATCGTGAGATTAAGCTTGCCTTTGCCATCGAATACGAGGCAGAGGCAGGCAGACTCGCGGTCTACGACGTATTGCAGACCGGGCGGCCTGTGCGGCTGTCATACAAGAGCGATCTGCTTGACGTATATGTCGACGGCTACGTCTGGAATATTTTGCCGGCATATTTCGCACAGAAGCAGACCGTCACCGTTGACATTCTCTGCACGTCGCCCTATTTCAAGAGCGCTCAGGAGATCGTCAACGACCTCTCGGCGATTGTATCAATGTTCTCATTTCCTTTTGCCTCGGAGGCAGCGGGAGAGATCATTTTCGGGCAGATTGACTCGCTCAGAAGTATTTCCGTTCCGAATAACGGAAACGTGACTTGTGGGCTCGAGATCGAGCTTTTTGCACGAGGCGCGATCACGAATCCGAAAATCTACAATTACACCACAGGGGAGTTTATCGGGCTCAATTACTCGATGCAGACCGGGGATCTGATCACGATTTCGACCGAAAACGGACATAAGACAGTCACGCTTTTAAGAAATGGCGTGGAGACGAATCTCTTCAACGCACTCATGGAAGGCGTGACCTGGCTCCAACTTCCTCCGGAAGGCGCGGAGTTTGTCTTTGAGATTGGATCCGGAACGGAGTCAAATCTTTCCGTATCGTTCCGACACAATGATCTTTTCGAAGGAGTGTGATGGAAAATGATGCTGCCTATCATAGCGGACACAAATTTTGAAAAGCTCTGCATTTTAGACGACTATTCAACGTTCATCTGGACGAGCCGTTATTATAGCCCCGGCGATTTCGAGTTATGTGTGCCGGTCAATGATCGCTCACGCGAAGCGATCAGAAAAGGCTATTATGTGTTCCGGGATGATTCGAATGATGTCGGAATCATCGAACGCATCGAGATCCAAAACAACGCGGACGGAGCTGAGCTTTTCATTGCGAAAGGCCGATTTGCTTCTTCAATTCTTGGAAGACGGATCATTTCAACACAGACTCAGCTCAACAACAAAACGATTGACGCAGCCTGTGCGACTCTGATCGATCAGGAGATCATCAATCCGGAGATCCCTGAGAGAGCAATCAGAAATTTCTCCGTCGATCATACCTATACAACGCAGAAAAAGATCACGATACAGATCACGGGCAAAAATCTCCTCGAGGCAATCGAGAAGATCTGCGAGTCAAACGGAATCGGATTCCGCGTCGGGATCGAGAATGGAGACTTTGTCTTTTCCATGTATGAAGGAACCGATCGCTCCTACGGTCAGAGCGTCAATCCGTATGTTGTTTTTTCAGACAAATATGATAATCTTCTCTCGTCCGAGTATTGGGAAAACTATCAGGATATGATCACGGACGTCCTGATAGCAGGCGAAGGCGAAGGACTTGACCGAAAAACTTTGTGGGTAACGCGAGAAGGCCTTTCCGGACTCGAAAGATATGAATACTATCAGGACGCACGGAACATGAGCACGAACGATGGAGAGATCCCGGAAGCGGAATATTACGAGCAATTACACGCGGAAGGCCTAGAATCAATCACAAGCTACACAGCAGCCTTTTCGGGTGAGGTCGATTTCGCCGGAGTCAGGTATGGCGTCGACGTATTCCTCGGAGATATTTGCACCGTCGAAAACTCCCGATGGGGGATCAGAATGAACTCAAGGCTCGTTGAAGTCATGGAAGCGATCGACGAGGCTGGAGCATATACTATCACTCCGACATTCGGAGTATAAAGGAGGGCAAAAATGGCAATTCATGGTTATTTCTTCAACGCTGTCAAAGATGGTGACGTCTACGACCGCGTTTATAACGCCGAGGACGTGACCGGGTATTTGGACAAGATCGTCGGTTCCGGCGTCTTTCCGAATCCATCGACACAGCTTCAAGTCTCGGCAGGAACAGGGATGCAGGTCGTCGTTGCGGATGGTCAGGGATGGATCAACGGCCACAAGATCGTCAATGATTCCGATCTTCCTCTGTCGATCTCGGCGAGTGATGTTCTTCTGACTCGGATCGATTCCGTGATCTTTTTCGTGGACCTTACAACGAGAGAAATGGGGATCGAGATCAAAGAGGGCACGCCGTCAACAACTCCGGTCGCTCCGGCGCTTGTTCGGACATCCAGCCGGTACGAGATGCAGCTTGCGACGGTACGCGTGGCAAAGCAGGTCGAGGCGATCACTCAGCAGATGATCACGGACACAAGAGCGAATTCTGATGTTTGCGGATTCGTTGCGGGGCTCATTCAGCAGGTCGACACCTCAACGCTTTTTTTGCAGTACCAAACAGCATATGCCCAGATGGCGGCGCAGATGGAAGCATGGCAGACCGCACAGCAGGCAACATTCGAATCATGGCTCGCGACATTGACGGAAAAACTGCAAGTCGGCGCCTATATCAAGAAATTCGAAAAATCAGCTCCGTTCCCGACAGATCCGGCAACATCCGGAATCGTGCTCGACATGGACGGCTATCAATACGAAGAGGCTGATGTGATCCTTGTATTCATCAATGGGCTCTCGGCATCGGAAGGATCGGATTTCACTATTTCTTATTCGAGCGGAACAGGACTCGCAACGATCATTCTGCCGAATCTGACCGCAGGAGATCCGGACAATGTCGTTTCGATCAAAGTTTTTAAGGCTGTTCTCGGCACTCCGATTCAGGGAGGATCCGCATGGACACAACCGGCGATCAGAAACATTATAAGCGCGCAATCAATTTTTAGCCAGGAAGAGGAGGAATAAAAAATGTTTACACGAAACTTTTTTGAATACATAAGGGCTTTACACGTATCCGACGTGCTCGTTTCAACACAAACCGGAACTTACGTCAGCACATACACCACGCTGGCCTCTGCAGATGGATCGACTGATCACTACATGGCAGGGGTACATATCGAATCTTTGGGATTTAATACCGAAAGACCGGCCGCACAAAGCACATGGCGTATTTTTCAAAATATCTCGTTTGATGTCGGATCCGGCACAACTGAGGCGGATGCAACGGACACCGTTCTCGAAGACGATAAAACAAACAGCTTCACCGCGACATCAATGAACCTGAACCTCGGAGTCACCGACGACGGGCACCTGAACATCGTTATTAGCTGGAACGGAACGAACAACACATCCGAGGACATAACGATCACAGAGATCGGCCTGCTGAAATCTCTATACATGGTTTCCGGAGTAAACACCAGCCCATCGTCTGCCGCTCTGCGTAAATTCCTGATCGCAAGGCAGATCCTCGAAAATCCCGTCACCATTTCGGCAGGAGCAACCGGAGTTATCACCGTCAAGATTGATATTTACTAATGCTTATCTGGTTCATTTATGTTCCCTTACTCAGGAGGGGCCGTTTCGCTTTGTGCGATGCGGCCTCTTCTCTTTTTTGAAAAAAAGTTTCAAAAACATTCAAAAAAGTGTTGACATATCACCCAATGGGTGATATAGTATAGTCAAGGGAAGGGCAAGAGGCCCGAACAAAAAACCAGGAGGACAAGAACATGATGAACTTCACAGGAATCGCAAAAATCAACTACAACCTTTACGACGGAGACGAAAGACAGGCAACATTCAAGGCATGGGAAAAGAACGGCAAGAGCCGGATCTATATGAGCGACTACAAGGGAAGAAGCCTCGGCTACATCGACCGCAACAACGAGAACGAGTGGATTCTTTCCGACAGACAGGGACTCAGAGACGAAGAGATCAGCGCAATCATCGAAAGATTCTTCGAGCAGTATGAAATTTGAGATAGGAGGGCGAAACTATGATGAAAATGTATATAAACGGTAGACCTATGGACAATGAAGATTTTGAGAATATAGTCTCTTACATGGACGACGAGATCCGCGAAAACTTACACGGAGCAATCGCACCGTGCAGCAACGAAGAATTTCTTACGGCATACCTTGAGAAGGATCCCGATTTTATGGAGCTTCTTGAAAGTGAGTTTGGATTCGACCAGAAGAGCGAGATCAAGATCTGGAGAACAAACGCCATGATGACTCAGCAGGAAATGAGCGACAAGCTCGGAATCCCGAAGCGCACGATTGAGAACTGGGAAGGCGGAAAGAGAAGCTGCCCCGAATGGGCCGAGAGGTTGATCGTCGAGAAGCTGATGCAGCTGACCGAGGAGAGAGCAGAAAAGGAAATGCAGAGGCAGGCAAACGGGCTCAAGAGCGACGAGGAAGGAAACAGACCTCTTGTCAGGTGGGCAGTCGTCACAAGAGGATGCGATGACGAATACCTCGAGATCTGTAAGTCGATGCAGGACGCGATCAAGAACAAAGGCAACGGAGATATTTACTGCATCCTTACAAACAAGACCGGTGATTGGTTCATCGAGAGAGACGCTGACGCGGTAAGATTCGATCCCTGGTTTATCGACCCGGAAAAATAACTTGTTAAAAATCGAGTTAAAGAATCGAAAACGAATTATAACTTGTTAGAAATTATGTTAGAGAGTGACCTGAAAACCGCGTAAAATAAAAGGTTCAAATATCTTCTTGCGAAATATTTGCCGAAACCGCATAAAATCACAAAAAACGGCGTTTTCCATTGAAATATAATGGATTGCGCCGTTTCATTTTGCGCTTTTCTATTCCGTTTTGACCTGCTTTAAATGTTAGAATTGTGTTAGTTTTTTATCATGTTGTTAGAATTTCGGTTAGAAAAAAACGTCATTCAGGACGGAAACAGGATCCTCTTTCTCGGCCATGATATGCGAGTACGTTGCCAGAACGACCTGCTCGGAATCCCCGGCAAGCTTTGCAATCATTTTTGTTGAAATCTGCGGGACCTTGTAACAAAGCTCCGAAACGTAATTATGCCGGAAGATATGCGCTGTCAATCCTTCGATCGGCTCCGGCGTCGTTGCCTGCATTTTTGCAATTATATGCCGCCACATTGTCATGTATTTCGCGAGAGTGAACGACTCCGGGCCGTTTGGAAAGAATATAAACCCCTGTTTTCCTTCGACGAATTCCTTTATGGCTGGAATGGCCCGCTCCGGGATCGGAACGACACGAAAGCCGCTGTCACTTTTCGGAGATTTTTTGACACTAGAGCCATTGTTTAAAATCGTGAGGTTTTTCGTGATGGAAACTGTGTTTTTTGTGAAATCAAAATCGCTTACCATTAAAGCCAGAGCTTCAGATCGGCGCATTCCGAAAAAGTAAAGCAGATAAACAAAGGCCCGCTCCGTTTCGTTCAGATCGGCTGCAAAAAGGGCCTCTTTTTCGTGCGGATATAATGCCCGTTTTTGTTTTCGCGTCTTTTTCGGCAAGGCAAGCGACCCGCACAAATCGGCGACGGCGCCGGACGGGAGTTGATGCTCTTTTACAGCAAAACGAACCATTCCATAAAAAGTCTGTGCGATATATTTGCACGCGGCCGGGCTGTCAATGTTTGCGTTGATTATACTTTGAATATCGTACAACGTGACATCATTCAAGGGCAGATCGGCCACAGGCTCGAAATGGTTTATGACGGATTTATAATTCTTTTTCGTATGCTCTGATAATCCGGATTTTGTCGCAACGATCCAACGAACCATATATTCGCCGAAAGTATAATCCGAGGATTGTTTCGCACCTTCGGCTTTGACTTTCGCCTCGACTTCCTTCTTGAAAGCATAGACTTTTTTCTCGAGGTCTGCAGATGATTTTTTGCTTGTTAATTGTTTTCTATGCTTTTTCCCGTCGCGGTAGGTTCCGTCCCAAATTAGCGTTGAATATAGGCCGGTTTTTGGGTTTTTCTTGTATTTGGTCGGCATGGCTATTAATCCTCAGATTTCGACAGATATTCGGCGTATTTTAACAGGCTTTCGCGGTTTGTTTCTGAGAGTTTCTCGAAGTATCGGAGGATCCGTTCTTTTCCGTCCCGTTCCGGGTTATCGGTTTCAATTATGATTTCAGTATCATTCCATCCCATAATATAATCAGGTGACGTTTGCAACGCGTCCGCGATTAGCTTTATTTTTGATTGATTGAGGTTTCTGTCTGAATTTTCAATTTTTGATATTGAGCCTTTTGTTTCAAATCCGACACGGCGGGCAAGCTCCGTTTGTGACAATCCTAGCTCGAGCCGTCTTTTTCTGATTCTTTCGCCGGTTGTTGTTTTCGTCATAAAAACCACCT